TTGACAGTTACCTTAGGAGCTGGAAGCAACTCTAACTCGCTGGCATTGACCCATTGTTTTGCATTAGGGTCAGTACCAAAGGCAGGGTTTTCAACTTGCCCTGAAAACTCATTAACTCTATAGGCAACAGTATTCCCGTTTTTATCTCTAAAAAACTCATTCTTAGCTTTACTTCTTTCAGTTTTACCTTCAATAAGCTCTTTAAAGCTTTCTGGAGACATATTCCTAATAGTAGCATCGTTCCACTGGTCTTCTGGCAATCCTGCCTGTGTGTAACGTATCTTACGTCCTGCAAGGCTGTTGACCCTTTCTACTTGATTAGTTTTAACTTCTCTAAGATCTTTAACAGTTTCTTGTAGTATTTTATCGTCAATGTTTATACCAGCCCCTGCTAACATTTGAGCTATATCTGAGCGTCCAGCTTCATTAGCCTGAGATATTAATGTCTTAATAAATATTTCTTTTTGTTGAACCTGCTGTAAAGCCGCAGCTTGTTGCGCTTTTCTTTCTTGCTCTACTTGCATTATTTGCTGAGCTTTCAATATAAGCGCCTGTTGTGCTACAGGATCTTGTAAATACTGTGCTCGGATAATCATAGACTTTGCAAGGTCTTCAGGTTTAGACATATCTAAATTTTTAGACTCAGCAGCGGCTCTCTCAGGGGCTGTTTGCATGTAACTTGTGTCTATTCCTAAGTTACCAAACAAACTACCTACTCTACGAGCTAATGGGTCTGTAGTTCCCATTTGCTTGTACTGAGGAGCTGCTTGGGCTAGTCTACGAGCAGGAGCTGCGGGGTCTTGTCTACCAAAGTTTTTAATACTTTGTAATGTACTTTCTGATAGTTTAGCCATTTTAAATTCCTAATAAATCTTCTAACCAATTAGGTATAACAGGAATATCACCTCCTGCCCCAATACCGCTTAATATGTTACTAAACAAACCACCGCCGCCTATTCCTCCACCAATAACATTACCAGCAGAGCCCATAGCTTGTGCCAATAAATTTGACCTCATTTGTTGAGCTTGTAAGTTAGCGTCAAGTCCTGATGCGTAAGACTCTGCTTTTTCCATAGCGGCTTGTCTACGTGCTGTGTCAGCAAGAGATGCTATGTTAGTACCTACCTGTAGTTGATTAAGCATTTGAGATTCAGGGGCATAACCGGACTGCATCATGCCAGCTAAGTTTTGCAAGTCTGCTGCTTGTACTTGTCTTGGGGTCATTCTAGCTTGCGTACCCATTCCAAACATACCTGAAGTTAAACCCTGCAACCCTGCGGCTCTTTGCAGAGCTTGTTGCTGTTCAGCGCCTGATTGTTGCATAGCCATAAGGGACGCTTGGTTTTGAGCTTCTGCTTGAGCCTTAGCCATTGCTAGTTGTTCCGGTGTACCCCCAAACTGCGCTGTGCGCGTACCTAAACGTCCTTGAGCAGCCATACGGTTTTCTAAAGCTAACCGTTGTCTTTCCTCTTCAGGCGATTGTAAGGCTCTTAGCTGTCCGTAAACTTGTTCTTCTCTAGCTGCTCTGTCCATAGACCCAGCATCTAAAGCAGCCTGTTGAGCATTAGACATTAAACCACTGACACCGCCATAGGCTTGACTAGCTAATTGTTCATAAATAGGATCGTAAGCTGCTGTGGCTTGTGTAGCTAAACCACCGGCACCTCCAAAAAGTGTATCCTGTAAAGCTTGTTGTTCTGGAGATAAAGCTAATGCGGTACTACCATCGGCAGTAGTTGTTGCTGTGCCTGTTCCTGAAGTTACCGTAAAAGGTTTAAACTGCATTTCACTGGCAGCAGTTGTCCCTATAGTTTCCATCCCAGTTTGTGCAGTATCACCAAAAGCTTTAAGCTCATCGGAAAGAGTTTTAAACTGACTTACATCAAAACCAAGCCCTAACAAATCATCAATAAGAGCCATTAGTATGTACCTCCAGTAATTGTTCCAGCAGTCAACGTACCACTAACATTTAAAGTAGGTATCGTAACGGTGCCTGTAAAAGTTGGGTTATTAGTGTCTGCTTTTGATGCTACTGCCGTAACAAGCGCATCAAACTCAGTGTCAAAGTCAGCCCCTTTGATAATCTTCGCTGCGTTGCCCGTAGGAAGAGTATCTTTGGCTGTAAAGTTTGTAGTCTTTGTATAGTTGCTCATTAGATCATCCTACCTATTAAAGCTTGAATATTAACTTCCTGCAAAGATAAAGCGTTTTGATTAATAGTAGCATCCATACCTATGGTTACTACCGTCCCTGAACCTGTTGTTTTAGTCTTTGGCCTGTCCACAATAATTGAAGCACTGTATTCTGAAGAAGACACGTTGTACTCGTTTACGTTAAAGTATGCAGTTTTACTTCCAGAATCAATAGTTACAATCTGTTTAGTATACGCCTGAGTATAGTCGTAACCCCAGTTAATAACTACTTGTGCTCCCTGACCGCCTATGAAAGTCATTATTATTTCTTTTAAAATCTTTAGCCGTGAAGTATCCCCAAAGGACAGCGGGTTGCTAAAGTAAGACATATCATAAGGCTGTCCGTAATCCTGATAGTTACTATAAGTAGCAATACCGTTAGTGTTACCTACGTACAAAGTACCGTCCTGTAGCCTCTCTAAGCCCCTCAGAGTCGTGTCTGACCATGTAGTAACCCTATGGGAGCCATCCTCCAAAACAGTCCTCATATCAAAGCAGTAAACGTACTTTGAGTCAGAGAAAGACAGTAAGTAAAAAGCTTCTTCAGGGCTGTATATAGACCTTAGGGGGCTGTTGACTTGTTGTGTGTTAATGTAAAGTAAATCATTACGAACATTCTTACTGATGTCCCTAACGGGCATTGACTTTTCTTGTATAGTCCTACCAAAACTTCTTAAGCCTTCACTGGACATAAACACTAAGTCAGTACCTGTAGATTGAACAGTGTCTCTGTCAATACAACCAACATTGGCTATCGTGTCCGTTAAGGACATTGTAGCTGGGTCTGTAGCCCCTTGATAGACAACAATGGAGTTTTTACCAAATATAATCAAGAATCCGTTATGGGCGGCTAAAGCCACAATTTCATCTAAACCATTGGGCCATACCTTACTAATGTCTAAAGAGCCTGTAGAACCTCCAGACCATGCAGAGCCGTCCAGTAAGTCAGACCAATAAATAGTGGACTTGTCAGCGGAAAAGTCTGCAACCCAGAGTCTACCAAAGGCTGCTAACACTTCATTAGCCTGTGGTGGAGTACCTGTAGCATGCGCATGGGAAGACATCTTTTCTACAACACCTGCATGAGCAGAGTAGACTAAAGGCTCGTATCCTCTTTGAAACATGTAAAGATGGTCGTTAAAGTTTACCATCTTCCAGTTGTTAGCTGTAATTGTATAAGACGAAGGAGTAGCGTCAGTAAGGCTGGTAGTGCCGGTAAATATCTTGTTGTTACCCGCTGAGATAATAACATTGTTACCAGTGGGATTAATGTACTCTTTGATAACCTCAATACCATTACTACCGTCTATGGGTGTTGTATTTGTAGTTACAGCCGTAAAGCCTTTACGAGAGCCTATACGTCCGTATTGGTCAATAATACAATTATCAGCAATTGACGCATAGGAAGCATCCAGCGTAATAGGAGAGTCCTGTGTATTAAGACCCCTAAAGGCTGGAGCAGCAATCGTTATATTTTGTCTGTCTTGAGCCATATTAGACTGCCCTATAAACCATTTCTTCTGGGTGCTTATAAGCGTCCAAAGCTATTGCATCGGACAAGTAATTCTGAGCAAATCCTAATAGTTCTCCTGCGGACCTGCCGCCAGTTTCTCCTCTTTCTCTGGCTGCTAAAGCCAACGCCATGTGTAGTACAGGCATGTGAGGGATTAAAAGATTGTCTGTATCTGCACTTAAGTCTGGATTACGCTGTACGCAGTTTACACGTATGGTATAGACTGCATTAGGAATAGGATACAAATCTACCTGCGTGTCTCCGTTGGCGTCTACACCGTTAAAGTTGTAGAACGTAGGGCTTGACTTTGGAGGCGTTTGGTTTAGAAAAGCATTGTCCATCCAGTGAGTGTCTTTATAAGTCATAAACCAGTTGGACGTATCGTTAATAACGTCAATGATTTTAATCCTATTACCACTGCCTACAAGAACATAGTTAAAGATGTCCGCTGTGGTTGAGATAGTTAAAGTAGTCCGTAAAGCAGACCAATCCCAAGCGTCCTCAACAATTCTTTTAGCGTCATTAACTAAATCACCCATAAGAAGTGAATAAGGGTTTTGGTCTACTGCGGAAACTTGGTCTTCTCTAAGCCTCCGTAGGACTCCGTTTACTAATTCTAAATATGTCATCTTCTATTCCTAAAAGGATTATAGTCTATAAAATCAAACAGTCTGGGTTTTAAAAGCTCAGTTTCGTAAGATAAAGGTTTGTAGGGAGTTTTAAAAATAGAAGGAGAATCCAAAGATAACATGCCTCCCCCTGACAAACCTAAACCGCCGCTGCCTCCGTCATCTCCGTCATCGTCCCCATCCCCATCTCCATCTCCATCTCCATCTCCGTCGCCGTCGCCGTCGCCGTCGCCGTCGTCTCCGTCACCTTCGTCACCATCGTCGCCATCGTCACCTAAGTCACTATCTCCGGTATCCCCACCTTCGTCGTCACCACCATCAACTTCACCGTCGTCTGTATCTGTTCCGGTGTCTGTGGTATCTACAGGGTCTGTGGTATCTACAGGGTCTGTGGTATCTACAGGGTCTGTGGTATCTACAGGGTCTTCTGTAATATCTGTAATATCTGTAATATCTGTAATATCTGTAGTATCTGTGGTATCTACAGGATCAGGAGTTTCACCTGTAAGATCATCTAAGATAACATCTAAGACATCTGAAGAGTTTCCGCTTAAGACATCAATAACAATATCATCGCTATCATCTTCAGGAGGTGCATATTCTTCACCTGTAGCTTGTTGATCTATTTCCCCTAAAGGCTCACCGTGTTCTCCGTATAGCCCGTCGTCTTCAGGAAGCCAGTCAGGAGGCGTTGAACCAGTAACATCTTCGTAAATAACCCAGTTAAAATCTTCCCCTAAAGTGTCTCTAACAAAAACCTGACCATTAACAATTCTAAAAAATGGTCTTACTGCGGTTGATTCGTCGTCCTCCGCCGCATCGGAAAAAATATCGGAGTCATCTTCGGTAGCTGGAGTATCTTCGCTAGTAACCTCCACAGCGTCAGCTATTGCTTCTTCTAAATCAGTTGTCTCAGCGTCTTGTGAGCTATCTACAGCATCTTGTGAGCTATCTGTACTTTCTTGACTACTATCACCACCACCTCCAGTTTCTTCGGTTGTTGGTTGTTCGGGTAGGATAGGGTCTAATTCTAAGTCTACTTCAGGGTCTGTAACCTCATAACCTACTTCCTCTATTTCAACATCATCAGGAGTAGTATCAGGAACAGTCTCAGGTTGAAAGAAAGGATCTCCTGAGTCTACTTCAGTTACTGTTACAGTTCCTCCTACTTCTCCTATCGGATCTACTACTCTTGTAGACTCTCCTTCAAAAACTTCAGCCTCTGGTGGAAGTTCCTGTGTTACAGCTACTTCCTCAGTAGTTCCCATGAGATCTTCATCAGCCTCTAAGGAGACTACTTCTTCTTCAGGTACTTCCGTTATTACTGAATCAGGAGCGCCTGCGTTTTCCGCTTCATCTAAAGCAGCTTGTGTTGGGCCTGAATTATAAACATTTCTAATAAAATCTAAACCGTTTAAAACGCCTTGCGTAGTAGACAGCTCTGGTGCAATATCAGCAGCGTATTGTAATACATTAGAAAGCGTACCTCCTGCTAACCCTCCTCCACCGGCAGACATAGAAGCTGCGTTTAAGCCCTGTAAACCAACACCAATAGTGTCTAAAATAGCAGCTACGTTAGTTGCTGTATCAGAAGTTTCGTAGATACTTAAGCCTGTTGATAAGTTTTTTAAATCACCGGCAGCACCTATAGTTTCCGCTAAATTTTGTAGCTCTGCTCCAATTGCTCCTGTTAAAGTACCTATAACAACAGTTTTAATAATAGCTTCAAACAATATTTCAGCAATACTGTCAGGCTCTCTTACAGTATGGTACGAACCTAAAGGAACGTCATCGTACTGGCCTAAGTTTAACTCGTATACTGAGTTAGCTGGGCCTTCTACATCTATAGCTATTCCTGCTTGTTCGGCGGCAGCCCTTATGTTGTCTAAGTAAGCTTGTTGTGCATAATCATCAGCACTTAATCTACCTTTGTCACCGGCTATTTGAGAAGGAGATGTGCTAAGACTACCTAAAGAACCGTCTGGTCCTATTCCTGTCCCACCCATAAACTCAGACACATTTTCCCACTGAGTCCTCAGGTATTCCCCGAAGTTACCACCCTCTTGAAAAGCCTCAGAAGAAAACTCACCGGCTTTGATAATAGCCTGTAGATTCTCAGAACCCCAGTTAGAACTTAACTGGTCTGACGTAACACTTCCTTCAATAAAAGCATTAATAGCATTAGCACCACCTCTAGCTCCTGCACCAGTTCCTCCAGACCACTCTTGTCTAAACCTTCTAACAAGATCTTTTTGCTCGTCAGTACGTTCACCTTTGATACCAAAGTAAACTTCAGGTCTTCTAACGTCCCACCATGCTACAGCAGTTTGTGCGTACTGTTCGTCTAACTGACGATCAATCTCAGCTTGACCTGTCTTAACAGTGCCTGTTCTTGCTTTGCTGCCTCTTTTAGCCATTACTTAGACACTCCAGATTTCTTTTCGTAAGTTCTCATTGCACCTAAGCCTAACATACCCATCAACACTGGCATCATTGTCTCCAGAGGTACCAGAGGTATCACTATGTCTACTTCAAACAACGCCAAAACAAAGTTACTAAACGGGATGGTAATAAAGTTTCCAAACATACCTAAGCCACATGTCCATCCAATGAAGGGCCTCCAGCCACTTACGAACACATTGGAGTTAGCTGCTTCCACAGCATTAATCTCCATCTGACCCTTAGCAATCTCCTGAGCGTGTTCCTCAGCCATTGTAGCGACTTCATGGGCTAACTTAGCCTTAGTGTCAGCATCAGGTATAAACTTGTCTAGCAAGCCCGTGACAGGCCCTATGAGCTTATCAATCATTCTTCTTGTTCCACAACTCAAACAAAGTCTTAACCTTTTCTTCCACTACGTCCATACGGGACATGAGTTTACCTAATGTCAAGACAAGGATAATGAAACCTACAAAGATGGGCCAAATGGAACTAATTAAATCAACGTACTCCATTGTCACACTGGCCTATCTTAATTTCCAAGTCGTTTATCTTTGTCCTGAGTTCCCTGACTTCTCCTGACTGTTCTTCCAAAGCCATAATCTTAGCGTTCTGGATTAGGTCATCAGGTAATGCACCTCTGAGTCCCAGAGGCCACTCACGTACAAATGCTGCGTTTTCCTTTATGGTCATGTCCTGTATTGACTGACCGTGTTCTAATGTAGTAATACGGCTGTTTAGCGTCACGTAGGCTGCGGTAGCTACAACTAAGGAAGCTCCTAAGCCTATCAAGTTACGCAGAGGTACAGTAACTTTAGTCTCGTCACTAATCTCTGGCATTGAACCAACCTTTTACAGTGTCAGTCTCAATGATTCTAATTACAGTCCATACAATGCTCAAAGCAGCAGCCACAGCAGGAAGCCAGCCCATCAGGGTTGACACTGTTGTTGTTACTGCTACAACGTCTACTACGGCTTTTGCTTCTTCTTGCATTATTGTTTTGCCTTACCAATGTTGACAGCCAGTAGGTCTACAAACTTGTACAGCTTTGCAATCCACTCGTCGTCTTTAGGTGTCGGAGTTACTGCTGCGATGATACTTGCGACAGTGACTATAGTTGTTACAATGGATACTATGCCCATCAAGTCCATTACCATGGTACTCCTGCTGCTTGAGTTGGATTCTTGTCTGCTTCAATCTGAGCAGCCAGAGATGCCTCAATAGCGTCCTTGTCTACTTCTGCTTGCACCCAGCCAATAACATCTGCTTCAGTCAGCGAGTCATAAGCAATGAACCCAGAAGCAGAAGGATCAGGCGTGAAACCACAAGTACCGTAGTTAGAAGCTGAATAGATTACTGCCTCATCGCCTTCGCCTACTGTTTCAGTTGCAGTAGCTCGCCAGTGGGCTACTACTACGCCACCGTCTGATAACTCACGTTCTAAGGTTGATATGGACCAAGTTGTCATGTTTGTCTCCTGTTAAGATTCTAGTTGTGCGACTCTTGCGCGTAGGCTTTGTATTTCTTTGACAAGCATTGGAACTAGCTTGCTGTAGTCAACGCCCATCATTTCTTCGGGGTCTTCTGGTGCTGATACGGCTTCTGGT